TTTAACTGTATCACTCAAAGCATCTATTTGACCATTCTTATAAGTATCTCCTAAAGCAGCCAACAGAATAAACATTAGAAAGGCACCTATAAATACTCCAAATACAATAAAAGAACCATTATCAGTCATTATCCACAACCTCCTTAAACTTTTTTACACTATCATTTAACATTTGTTTACCTTCTGAACCACGATAGATACATAAACTTGGATGGACACTTAGCACTCCTTTGGTATGGTACTTATGAAGATCTATAACATCACCATTGTAACCCATAATTCCTTGACTCTCATTTATCATTGAATACATGGCATAATTACCTAATATTAATACGGCTTCTGGTAACAATACTCTAAGGTATTTGTAGAGCCATCCTTTACATGCTTCCATTTCCTTGTATGTTGGTTTACCGTTCTTATTATCCTTTACAGGTCTACAATTTACACTATTGATAATAAGGAATTCCTCTCTACGAAACCCGTATAAATTCATAATGTCCCATAAATACTTACCAGCGGTACCACAAAATGGAGTATTGTCGTTCACTTCATTTTTACCGGGTGCTTCGCCTATGATTGTAAATTTGGATTCATTTGTAAAGTATGGAGAACATCTACCACCACTATGAAGCCCGCATCTTTCACACATCTGTATTCTCTTATTCAATAATTTAAGCATTAATTGTTGTTTACGATTCATTTTCCAGAAGAACCAAAGCCATTATCCTTCCTTTCTGTATCTAAATTTACCTTTCCTTCTTTCAATATCACCCCTTCTGTTTTCTTTATTACCAATTGTGCTAAACGGTCCCCACGACTGAATTGCATTTGTTCTCTACCGAAATTATAGAATGGGGCCATTATATGACCTCTGTAAGATTCATCTATAGTACCTGTACCTATAGCCATCATAGTATTATATTTCCATACAATTCCTGACCTATTTCTAACCTGTATTTCATATCCCGGGTCTATATCTATAATGATACCAAAGTCTATACGTCTTGTTTCACCCGGGTTCAATCTAAATTCTATAGGGGAATAAAGATCATACCCCACATCACTTGCATGGGCCTTAGTAGGTAAAATTGCTTCAGGTAAAGATCTCATAACATTGAAGGTCGGTATATCAATCATACTTTTCAATACATCTATGGTTTGTTCAACTTCTTTATTATTATTGAAATTGCATACAGAAGTTATTTCCACATTATTGAAAAGGGTTGAATATGCTAAGGTAATCCTATACCATATACTCTTTACAAATAAATTAGTTTTTATAGTGAAGTCAGGATTGTCTTTATCAGAGTCTATTTTCAGTTGTGTTCCTTTATTTTTTATCAACATATTGCAAACCCCCTCTTTTATGGATGTTCCTTTCTTGATGGATTTGGTGTTACGACTACCTCTTCTTTTAGAGATCCTTCATAAGGGCATACAAAGTGGGGGTATATAAAGTGAGGGCATGCTTCCTCTACATCTTTATCGGGATATTTTTCTGGATAATTTTTTGGAACCTCAATTAACTCAACGTCAGGATAACTATTTTGATACCTAAACTCATATCCTATCTTATCTGTTAGTAATGTCACATGTTTTCTTAGTAAATATATCTCATCTTGCATCCTCTTTATATCAGTCATGTTTCTACGAGGTATATTATAGGATGAATCAAATTCATTACCATCAAGTGATATAGCCTTTCTCAATTCTTTATCTTTCATTGTTCTCCTCCTTTATAGTTTCTATTATGACTTCATATCCTATAGCTACTAATTCATTCTTTACATTATTTGCTTCTTCTCCCGTTAAACATCTCTTATTAACATATTTCGATATAGGATGATTCCCTAACACTAAATATTTAAACTTCATTTTACATACTCCTTCTTTTCATGTTTAAGATCATCTATTATAGCCTTTCTTTCCTTCTTACCTGCCAATATATAAATGTAACGATGCTTCCTTAAATCCTCTTTCTTTGTGTAATTGGGATCGACTTCTCTCAATACCACATCCTTTATACTTCCATAACGAGCAACCACTGTTCTTGGATGTAGAACTTCTCCTTTAACTGTAAACTTGTATGCCGTTACCAACATTATTTGATTACCTTGATATATAAAATTTGTTGCTTGATATATTTTACCAAGATGCCCTACATTAGGGTCAGCATATGATATTATTACCTTTATACCTCCCTTTCTTAGATATTTGAAGGTCTGACCTATGCTATAAGACTCAATATTAGTACCATAACCATCAGCTACCCAAAGACGAGTAAGCTCCATAACTCCTTTTCTTTCTAAAGGTATTGTTTTGGTAATGGAATCAACTACTTGTCTTCCTACAGGTGGGCCATACACAACACAACCTATCAATATTTCATCATAATAAACACCATAAGCATACCTACAAGAAGTCCATTTATGAGAGTAATGATTATTAACTATTATAGGTTTAGCATCCTTACAAGTTATAGGAAACACATTGACTCTGGAAACATCTACATATGTTTGATTAGTTTCTTTCATGAGAATAACCAATATATTCCAACTACTCCCATGAAAATCACCAATAATATACTATAAAGATGAACAAGAGCACCAAAACCCAATACAATAAACAACCATGAATTAGCTATTACCAAGGTCATCATTAATAAAAGAGCACCTATTACCTTTTTAATTGGCATTTCTTCTCCTTCCGTTTGTTTGCCTTCCTCTTTCTCCTGGCTCAAATAAATTTCTTTCATCTCCAGATTTTCCCCCTGCTAAAATCCAATCATTAAGTTCCGACTCATCCCACATCTTTAGAGTTCTAGAATCGTAATACATAGTAAACCTTTCCCCCACTCTACCTCCAAGTCTATTCTTTACTATCTTTCCATGCAGTTCAGATTCATATACTAAACTATCCTCATCAACACCCATTATAGCCATAAAATCCGCTGTTGCCGGTAATCCTAATGATTCTGCTATATAATTAAAACTCAATTCTTCAAATCCTACAAACCCTCCCTCTCTGTTTAATTGACTTACTGATAAAACGGGAACTTCAAATTCAAAACTTAGAGCACGAAGTTCTTCCGCTATCCTTTTAACAGAAGAATATATACCCTCATTACCTTTCATTGCGGGTTTCATAAGATTTATATAATCACACATCAAAATATCAGGCTTTATATCCCTTATCAGTAACTCTCTTAGGTATGTTTTAAAATCTCTCACGGAAGCATCACCAGTAGGGAATTGCTTAATGAATAATTCACCTCTTCCTTCCGTTGCCTTTACTTCCTTTAGAGCCTTGGTTAATTTTATCTTATACGCATCAGATACATACATTCTATTGATATCAGATAAGGAATAAATTGAGTCAAACCTTTGAGCGAAAGCATCTTGTGCCATTTCAAGGGTCATGAGTACTACATTCTTACCATGTAATACTTGGCGGGTAGCAAAATTGGCTAGTAGGTTTGACTTAAATCCATGTATACGAGCAACCAAAACTGATAATGTGAATGGTGGAAACCCCCCTGAAATAAATTCATCAAAAACAGGAAAAAATGTGGGCACCCTTATGTTACTTGCTGTAAATATTCTTCTTAAACGCTCCCCTAAATCCTCAAAATATTTCAAACCCAAATCTATTTTAAGGTCTTTAGATAGAGCATTTTCAATTTTTTCTCTTATAGCTTCTACATCAGAACCCTCATCAATAATATTAACAGAATCCATGATTGCTTTTTTTAATGATTGGACTTTAAGGTATCCATTAGTTTGGGTGAATAGAAAATCATAATTCTTAGATATATTAAAATCAACAGAATTCACATCAGATAGAAAATCCTTTATCTCTTGTCTATCACCATCTTTAGTGGAATTTATTATGGATAGCATTTCTGGTATACCATTATATTCTTCTAAGTAGTCGGAAGTGTATTTGAATATTGCAGAAGCGGAGGAATTATCAAAGTATTCAGGTTCAAACACAGAAGAACATATGGCAAGGAACCTTTTGTCCACTAACATAGCCTTGATCATAAGTTTCTCAAGGAAATCACTATCTAAATTCTTTTCTATCATAGCACAAATAAGTCCTTTATAGCATTCCATTCTACTTCGTTTTGCGTTACTGGTTTACCATTTAGGAACCATCTTTTATCACCATTAGCATATTCTATAGCAGGGCCATCTTCCCTATGAAGTTCATTATTCAGGCACCATATTTTAGTACTATCTATATATTCTATAGCGGGAAGTCCGTCTCCTCTATGATGTTCACCATTCAAGTACCATTCCTTATCACCATTAATACATTCTATAGCAGGACCATCTGTTCTATGAAGTTTACCATTTAAGTACCATTTTTTATCACCATTTGGATATTCTGTAATTTTACTCTCCGTCATAATCTTTACAACTCCATATATCGGCTAAATAACTTTGTTTGCAGTCCTTAGAACATTTCATACATTCAGCATTGTACTCCTTCCACCAATTCTTATCCCATTCATATGATTTTTCACTTGTTAGAATATACATACTATCACATTCCATCTCTTTTAATATAAATCCCTCTAATGAAGCATCCATTTCATTGTCAGCCAAATATTTTTTGAGGGAAACATATGAGGACACATCTTTTACATCACCTAATTTTTTTATCTTCTTATGAGATATGAATTCTAAGCCTTCAATCTTCCCTAATGACCATTTATTACCTTTCCTAATTACAGCGTAACATTCCAATTCCAATTCCATCATCACTATCAACACTCCTTTCATAAATATTCATACAATTATTATACACTAAAATTCTGAAGTTGTAAATCAAGTTTACAATACTGTACGAATGTGTTATATTATGTAAATGGAAGATGAGAGAGAAGTAATATTAAGAGAATTGATGAAAGAACATCCCATATTGGAGATGGTGTCTTTTAATGAATTAGACCTTCAGGAGAAGCTAAAAGAAAATGCTTTCCAGGTAATAAAATACCAAGATTTATACAACAGAGAGAAAATGGCATATGAAAAACTGGAAGAGTTAATGGAAGTGCTTGCTGGAGAGTGTTATGATCACTATAGATTTGATGAAGATAGAGGTTTAACAAAGACAGAAATTGAAAAGTATTATCTCCCAAAAGATAAGAAAGTAAAGCAAATGAAAGGTATATTAAGGAAACAGAAGGTAAAAGTGGAATTTTTTCAAATGTGTATGTCTGGATTGAAACAAATGGGTTGGAATATTAAAGTATTTTCCGAAAATGAAAGGAGAGGAATATGAATAATTTTAGCTTAAAAATATAAATAGATATATGAAGGTAAGGATAGGTGCTTGGTACCACTTATCCGGTTTGGTGGAGCTATCTACCAAATTGTCCCTCCATACAATTCTATTTATATAAGGAGCTATATCAAAATGAAAGAAAAACCTTTAGGAATAATTTATAAATCAACTAATAAAATTAATCGTAAATGCTATATAGGTCAGACTATTCAGGGTTTACATAAAAGGAAATTAGAACATTTAAGAGAATCACTTAAATATAACAATATATATTTTCATAATGCTCTTAATAAGTATGGGAAAGAAAATTTTGAATGGGAAATACTTGAAGAATGTTCATCTAAGGAAGAATTAGATGAAATGGAATTCCATTATATAAAGCAATATCATAGTTTTAAAACTGAAAATGGATATAATCTTACCTGGGGAGGAAATGATAATATAGGAAAAAACAATCCTATGTATGGTAAAAAACATTCCGAAAAAACAATAAAAAAAATGAAAGAAAATCATGCTAATGTAAAGGGTATATACAATCCTTGTTATGGTAGAGTAGGAGAGAAACATCCTCTTGTTAAACTTACAGAAAAGGAAGTTATAGAAATTAAGAAAAGATTACAAAAAGGTGAAGGAAATATGGAAATTTCTAAGATTTATAATGTAGCCAAAACAACAATAGGTAGTATAAAATATGGTAAAAATTGGAAACATATAGTAACATGAAAGAATTTGGACAGAATGAAAGAAAGGGATTGTAAGTGGATAACATAGTTCATATAGTCCGTAGGGACCTTCTTAACATTCAGATTCAATCAGAAGATGAAGATTATTTAAAATTACTCAAAAAAGAGTTTACCTATCTCGTTGATGGGTATAACTGGATGCCTGCTTTCAAATCTGGAGGTTGGGATGGTAAGACCTGTTTAATAAGAGCTGATAATTCTTTACCTTATGGGCTTCTTACAGAAATTATGAGGGTAAACAAAACAACATTTCCCCGTATAACATTAGTAATGGATGATGATGTCAAATCTATATTCAAAGGTCCTTCTCTCAAAATCAAACAAGACCTTTCCTTGAAACCCTACCCATTCCAATTGGACTGCATCCAAAAATCCCTCAAGTATACTAAGGGTATAATTAGATCGGCAACTGCGTCTGGTAAAAGTTTAGTGATTGCTTATGTCCTCAAAACCCTTTTAGAAAACAAAAAGGCAAAACAGTCCATCATTATAGTCCCTAATAAATCTTTAGTAGAGCAATTCTATAATGATATGGAAGAATACGGAATGAGTGAAAGGTATTCTATAGGAAAGGTGTATGCAAAGGCTAAAGAATGGGATAAGAACATAGTAATATCGACGTGGCAGACATTAATTAAAAATCCCAATAAACTAAAATTATATGATTGTGTTATATGTGATGAGGCACATTCAGTGAAATCCCATTCCTTAAAAAAGATCTTAGTTAATAGTTTAGCCAATTATCGTTTAGGTTTTACAGGCACACTTCATCAAGGTAAATTAGATTTACTCAATACATTAAGCTACTTAGGACCTGTAATTGCTGATTATAGCTCAGGCTTCCTTGCTGAAGAGGGTTACATAGCTAAATGCACGGTAAAGGTTATCAATATTGAATATCAGAACCAATTTGAGGGAGATTACAATGAAGTTAAGGATTTTGTTTTTACTAATGACTATAGGTTGAATGTGATTAAGAGTATTGTTAATTCTTTAGATCATAATGTCCTTATACTTGTGGGTAAAGTAGAAAAGGAAGGAGACTACTTAAAGGATTGGCTTAAAGGGGTAACTAAAAAGGAAATTGTGTTCCTATCTGGTAAGGATAATGTGGAAGAAAGGGAGAAATGGCGTAAAAGGTGTATGAAACGTAAGGATATCATACTGATTGCCACCTACGGCATTTTTGCACAAGGTATAAATATTCCTAATTTGAAGTATATAGTGTTTGGGAGCCCTTTTATGAGTAAGATAAGGGTGTTACAAAGTATAGGTAGGGCTTTGAGGAAGCATGCTAACAAGAAGGAAGGTGCTATTATATTCGATATTCATGATCACACCAAATACTTGAACAAGCATGGTAATGTAAGGTTTCGTTATTACGGTTCTGAAGGATTTGAAACTGAGGAAATATTGTTAGAGGAGGGTAACAGAATAGAATTATGATTGTGTCAGATTATTATCTATTAGGATAACGATCACCAGTAGCATAACTACTACGCCTTAATGTAACATCATCAAAATTTCTACTATCTTTAAGTTTCTTCTTTAGAATATTTTTCCATACATCAGAATGTAATGCCCATGTACCATTCCATGCATAAAGTGTTTTAGTTTTATTATCAATTACATATCTAACATGCTTTGATATTCCTCTTAATTCACTTCTAGAAGGATTTATAAAAACTTCAAGAGGTTTAAATTTTTTACTATCCCATGTATCTGTTTGTCCTGTTGTAAACAATTCTTCATTTAAGTATTGTAAAAATCTCATAATTATCTAACCTCGATTATCAACTCTTCCCCATCACTGATTTTCTTATAGGATTTCTTCATTATTTTTACAAAGCTTTTAAAGACTTCTGGCTCATCATCAAACCAATATTGATATAAATAGTATATACCAGGCTCTCTGTTTTGAAAAATTTCATATGCTGCATCTTGTGCGTATGCCATCATTTCGTGAGGAGATTTCAGGTACTCTTTATACTGTACATAACTATCCTTGACCTTTCTATTTTTAAGAATGCTTTTATGTACTATCTCACCATAAGATTGCCATTGTGCTCTATGTACTAATTCATGAGACAACACTCTAACAAATTCTTGTGCAAACTCATTCTTTATACTGGATAAACTTTCCTTGTTTTGCTCTTTAGAAATATAATCCATAATTCTTGTAGTAATTTGTAATTCTATATCACCATCTATATCAGTATCACCAGAATCCATATACTTGGCGTTTTTTAATTCTTTCATACGAACCAATCCTTCATCAGGAATAAACTTTATACGATCCCTTTTCCATACTGAACTCATGATTTTTAGAAGATCAAAGAACTCAATACTCCATCCTACACTACTTAATTCTTTAGTAAGTTTAACTAACCCTTTCTTTACTATAGATTCAGCCTTCTTTATGCGCACTATAGGATCAATACGTTTCTTCTGCTTTTTAAACCTAAATCTACGAATCCTTTTCTCATTCAAGTATTGTTTTAGTCTCATCTAATCTCAATCCCCTTTCTCATAAATACGAATTCAGTAGAGTTTTTTTTATGTAATTCCTTTTGAAACACAAAATTCGGGAATCTCTTTTCTACCCATTTTGACATTCTCTTATATAATGATAACAACTTCCTATCAACAGTTTTAAAGGCTATACCATTTACATTTCTATTTCTATCCTTTATCAATTTTTCAATACATCTGAACACACCACTAAACACATCACCAGTATAATCACTACCACCCTTTGGATTAAACATATTTTCAGGTTTATCTCCTACTTTATTAAATAAAATACCATATATATCATCTTCTCCTAATACCCTACTAGCTTTGAATGCCCATTTATCGTTACTTGTGCTGAAGTTTACCATCAATAACTCTTTAGTATTTGTTACTTTACCAAATTCAACATCTTTATCAAACATTTCTTCTAATGATTTAAATCCATGAAGTTGATTTTGATATTCCCAACTTGTTAAAATTTCAATATGTCCATCTTCATCCATATATCGTTGAAATTTCATAGTAATAAATCCAGTAAATCATCCATACGGTTAGTAACACTCTCATCCATTATACTAAGATCATTGCATAACTTCTCTACATCTTTCTTGTATATGAACCCATCCTTAGCAACATACTTCTTAAATACTTTCTTCATTCTATTCCTGAGCTTTAGAGGTACCACCTTTTGTTTTAGACCAAGAAGAGTAAATGGTACTATGTCTCTATTACTGCCAGTAGAAACAGTTAACCATTTCCATTTTTCCTTATCCCCACTGGTAGAAGTTAAGGTTAATTGATAATTTCCAATTTTCATCGCTGGAGTGCCCTTTGGTGTATAGGTTATACTCATTTATTTTTCCTTCGATACCTTGAAGTACATGGTATTGGTTTGTTTTTCACCACTGGTACTAAATTGATATTCATCCATACTATCAACCATATTGACTAAAGCATTTGTCAGTTCATAGTGATCCATATTATAAGTAAATTCTACCCCATCTTTCAATTTCTCAACATCTACTTCTCTTTCCGATTCATCATAATTCTTGGAAAATGAACTTAACAAGAAGGAAGCTTTTTTAGGATTTTTGATATACCCCTTTAGGGTCTTCTTGTCGCCACCACTCAGTCTTTCTTCATTCAGCAAATATTGTTTTAGTTTCATATTAATTATCTCCTTATTTAATGTAACCCTTCATATACCTATAAACATTATCTATTGCTTTATCAACATATTTATCATAACGAATAGTTGTTATAGTATCAGCAAGGTAAGGTCTACTACCGAAATCATGCACATAAATTGTTCTTCCATCGGGGCTTATTCTTCCTGTTATGAATTTTTCAAGGTTCCTATCATTACCCTTGTAAGCATTTAACAATTGGGGATGTGTATAAGAAGTATGTGTATATTCAAATCTTTTTTCCAATTTTTTTGACCCATGAAATAGCATCCATCTCTCATCTTCATCCCATACAGCCCATAAGAATCCATCTTTAGGGCTCCACATGAAAATAGGAGCGTAATCATTTAAGAAGACATCAGCATTTGTCTTCCTTACTCTTGCTTCTCTTAATAGGTATTGTTGTAGTCTCATTTTTTCTCAAATCTCCAGAATTTGTAATCATCAACTACTAAGGATTTATCAAACTCATATCCTTTAAACTTCCTTTCTAATTTCTTTAGTACCTTGTCATATAGTTTTATCAATTTAGGCTCATTAGTGTTAAACCAAAACATTTCCACATTTCTTGTTTTAATAAGTGCTTGTAATGATTTAACAACTCCTGAAAACACATCACCTACATATCTTTTATCACCTTTTATGTCAAATAAATTTTTGTCGAAGGAGTAAAAAAGTATGGAATATTCATTTTTATCATTCTCCATGGCTTTGAATGTATATATGGTATTTTCTACAGTGAACTTTACAGTAAAATATTTACCATCCCACATTGGTTTATCCAACTTCACATCCTTATCAAACATTTCATCCATACTGGTCATGTGTTCATGAAATTTCTTGTGGTTGGAGGCTAAGATGTCATAAAATTCTTCTGAACCTTCATTTATATACTGTTCTAATCTCATTTTATCTTCTCAAGTATATCTATAAAATTAGATATTTTATTACCTTTATTACTACTAACAGGTGCATCATGTATTTCATAATCATACATAATTTCAAGATTATCTACAGCATCTTGTAAAAGTTCTTTCCAATTTTTTCCTTTATATCCTGTTCTTTTTTTAGCTTCTTTTATTTCCTTTTTGATAAGTTTTTCACCTTTAATATATGCGTTTTTTCCTTTTAAATGTGTTTCAATAATATCAGCAATATTATCAGCTAACATAGTATCAT